TTCCAGACAACAGCGTTGATTATGTAAACTGTGATCCACCCTACAATATTGGTTATGACGGTGGCGATGGTTGGGATACATTTCCCACTGAAGATGCATACCTAGACTGGTGCCGGTTGTGGATTGGTGAATGTGCTCGTGTCCTCAAACCAGAACGCATGATGTCTATCTGGGGCACACAAAAGACTGACCTGTTCTTCCGTTTGAAACTAGAGGTGTTGAACAACATTGATGGTATGGTGGGTCAATCCGCCATACACTGGTCGTATAACTGGGGTGGTCGTCCTCGTAATAATTTCGCACATAAGTTTGAGAGTGCTTGGTGTTACTCCAAGGGGAAGACATTCTTCTTTGACCGCACCAATGTGGAAATTGAACGAAAGATGAAAATAAATCTTCGCACTGGCAAACCATTTGATAATGGAACTATTCCAACCACAATATGGGAAGGCAACCTAACAACCAACAGCACCGAAGCAAAAGAATCTAACTTCCACCCTACAGTGAAACCACAGTTTGTATTACAGAGAATGATCTACGCATACACTGCCGAAGGTGATACAGTTCTTGACTGTTTCAGTGGCAGTGGTTCTACGGCAATCGCCTGTTTAGAGACTGGACGCAACTTCATAGGTTGTGAGGGCAACAAAGAATACTTTGAGAAGTCTCTCAAACGTATTGACAAATACGACAATAAACTCTTTTGACTTTCAGTTGTGTATAAATAATAAGGACAAAGGGGCAGTGCTACTAACACATACCCCTTCTAAACACAACAACTGAAGGAGCAGTCATTATGCCTGATAGTATATATAAAGTCTATTGGATAAGAGATCCAAACCACACCGACCCTTTCACTGAGGGTTATGTCGGCATCACCTACAAAGAAGCAGAAGAAAGATGGAACAGACATCGTCTCCGCGCAGAATGGTGGCACGATGGTGTCGTCTGTGACGTGGTGATCGTAGTTGATACTGTAGAAGAAGCACTACGACTAGAAGAGTATTACAGACCCGAACCAAACATTGGTTGGAATAAATCTAAGGGTGGCCACGGTCACGCTTGTCCCCACTCCGAAGAAACCAAAAAAGTCATCAGTGAAAAGGGTATGGGCAATACCAACAAAAAGGGCGTCATCCTTACCCCTGAACAACGAGAGACTATTCGCGTATCACAGGCGAATCCGTATATGGTGTGGATTGAGGGCACTTCATATGATAGTGTTAGGTATGCGTCACGGGAGACGGGCATAAACCGTAGCACCCTAATGCATCGTATTGCGAGTGACAACTTCCCAGAGTATTATTATGACAACGAAACTACACATAAACCCACACCCACCCAAGACCCCAGTTCTCGTTCTGTAGAGATTGAGGGTGAATATTTCATAAGTGTTTCTGCGGCAGCCAAGGCCTTGGGAATGCAAAGAAACACCTTGGGGGCAAGACTACACTCAGATACATTCCCAGAGTGGCGATATGCTGACTGAAGACGACAAGCGGGAAATCTATCATCACGTTGATTTGTTGATTTCCAATGGTTACCTTGATCCTAGTATGCGCAAAGAAGCAGAAGAGAAACTCAAGGCAAAAAAAAGGGAGACCGAAGCCTCCCCAAAAGATGACCAGTAGAACTGGTTCTTCTTATTATACCATTACGCAAGAATATTGTCAACTCTGAATAGCCTGTAGTAAACATTGCTACGGTTAGCAGCAAGACCGTCAGCAGGTGAAGAACCGACGTATGGGTTTGACGCCATTCCGTAACGGGTCTTAAATCCCAGCCGGGGTTGGAAGTCATCTTCACCAACCGCACGAACCATCTGAAGAGGTACGTATGGGCAGTAGAATACACCAGCGTCATATGGGTTAGAACCCTTATAACCGACTGTTACGTAGTCTGTTTGTGCATATGGATCAATGTATACTCGTGTGCGTCCGTTAAGAACACCAGCGAAAGTGTTACCAGTGTCATCTACCTGAAGGTTAGTTGACAGAGCAGGTGAGTAGTCGAGCATACCTGAAGCAACAAGTGCAGTAGCAACGTCAGAAGAACAGATAACCATGTTACCCTTACCACGACGCGTTTCTTTAGCAATTACGTTGCACTCACGCTCAAGTTGTACCAACAGACCCTTGAACTTCTCTACTGACCAACGACCATCAGCGTCAGTGTTCAGATCGAAGATACCCTTGACCTGAAGACCGTCTTGACGACAACCGATCTTCGCCTGTGAGTTGATAGTACGTACAACTTCACGGTTGATTTCAGCGAGGATTTCAGTAGACAGGATGTTTGCCAACTCTGTCTCTGCGTCAAGACCGTGGATTGCTTTGAGGTCTTGTGCAAGTTCGAGAGTGTACTCTGCCTTCAGAGCGCGTGACTTAGCAGTTACGGTGCTCTTGTCGATGGTGAATCCCATCTCGTGGAAGTCGTTAGTGCCTGGTACTGAACCAAGTGCTTCCGCGTTTTCAGTTGCCATACCACCACCCACAACAGGTGCGAATACGTCACCTGAATCAGTGATAGATGAATCACCGTCAGTGTCAGAAGCGCCAACCAAACCAGAAGGTCCGCGAGTAGCGGGGTCAGTTGTTACTGAAGAGTCGCCAGAGAATGCTGTTACAGCTTCGCTGAACAATGCTTCGTCACCGTCAGTTACAGAACCTACAGTAGTCTTGTACTTAGACTTCATAGAGAAGATAAGACCAGTAGGACCAGTCATAGGCTGAACACCACAGATGTCGTATGCCATCAAGTTAGGCATTGCACGACGTACAAGTGCGATCAAGACGGGGTTCCAGTTAGCAGCGCTTGCAGTGCTGTTAGCAGGTACCGACTCATTAAGTTGTGATTCTTTTGCGAATGCGATTTCTTGGTTTTCAAGAACCGCAGCAGTTACAGCGCGTCGGTGTGAATCCTTGATTTCACCTGCGCTTTCTTCGTTGAGAACTGGGCTCCACTTCTCAACTAAACGATCGTAAGATTCCATTAGAATACTCCCTTACTTGTTAGTCTTTTGGATTGCGGAAAGGTACTGTGACATAGCTGAAGATACTTCAGCAGTTTCGTCAGCAGACCATTCTTCGGTTACTTCTTCAGTAGTAGGTGCAACTTCTTTAGTGAAGTACGACTCTTTTACAGTCTTCACTTTAGCAGTGAATGACTCAGCGTCTTCGAAGTCTAAACCTTCTACGAGAGAGGCGAGTTTTTCTACCTGAGTATCAGCGAGATCTCGCGATGCTTCACGAATGATAGCGTCACGATGGAAAGTCTCGATCTTCTCAGACATTTCTAGAACTTCTGCTGTACGCGCGTTGAGGGTCTCTTCGAGTCCTTCAACTTGGTCAGCAAGTTCGTCAACTAGATCTACCTTTGATTCTGGAACAGAAACATAAGACTCTTCGAACAAGTCACGGAGACCGTTCATGAAGCCTTCTGCAATCTCAGTACGGAGACCTTGCTCCACTGCGATTTGGTTTTCTGACATCCAGTTTTCAACTACGTAGTTCAGGTACGAATCAATCTTCTCTACGAGGTCAGAACGGGTTGCGTCCAGTTCCTCTTCGAGTCGTGATTGAAACTCATCTTCCATGCGCTCAATTTCTTCTGAGAGCTTGGACTTGACCGCAGTCTCGAATAATACCGCGCTTTTCGCTTTGAACTCATCTGACAAAGTAGCTTCCGATTCGATCATAGTATCAAGTTCATCTGTATAAGTGAATTCAGGCAGTTCTACTGCGTCTTCATCCGCTTCTACATCTTCCATGTATGAATCAAACATCTTAGACATTTCTGCCTTAGACATTCCACTCATCTTGGTGAACATTGCATTGATCATACCAGACTTGGTTTTTGGACGGCCAGCAGGCTCATCCTTATTCTTCTGATCACCCTTTCGACTAGGCGCTTGTGATGTAGCATCACCAGCCTTATCTACTGAAGCGACCGACTGCTCTTCATCTCCGACAGGCGCTTTCTGAGCTTCCTCAAGTTCTGGTAGCTCAACATTTTGGTCTGTGTTAGACATATGTTTTACTCCTAATTGTTGGATTTAAGCAACGAGAGGAAATTCTTATACTCACGAATCTGCGTCTCATAGAGATGCTTTTTCGGAGTTGCTTTAATTTCTGTCTCCATTTTTTCAATGACTTGAGCTTCTATAATACCGTTGTTCCAAACCCATTCAACACCTTCCATGATGCCATTTACAAAAGCACCAGGCGCTGACGGATCTTGAACGATATCTACTGTATTAAGAATGAAATCTTCACGCACATACATCGTGCCATTTCTTTGCTCAAGACTACCCATACCACGAGTTGACACACCTAGCTGAACACCACCCTCAAGTAGACCTTTCACAATCTGACCCATTGGAGTATCCAATATTTGTGCCTTTCCCATCACATTATTGCCTTCAAACTTCAAGTCAGTAATGAGATGTGAAACTTTATCTAGGTTAACAGTAGGCCCTTCGGGGTGGTTCAATTCACCAACCGCACGCTTTTGACTTACCTGTTCCTTGACGTATTTGTTTACCGCACCCTCCATTACTTTTTTGGGGTAGATACGGCCGTTACGATTCTTTTCTTCCGCTTGTGCAAATACACCTTCGATTACGAAAGACTTAGAACCGTCTTCTTTCTTCTCGACGATGCACTGAACATCGTTCGTATTGTACTCAGATATCAACTTCATTTGAATTCCTTTGCGAACTCCGTTCCTGCTCTCTCTGCTTCTTTCTGGTTCCGGAATGTATCCAGTTTGTCACCATCTATGTATACAGAGAAACCCTTGTTATCTTTGTGCACCATAACAGAATGCCCGTTCACACGTTTCTGAGAAATGTGCTTACCAACGGGCATCTTTTTTTCGCGAATTGATTGAAAAGTTTTCATACGAATTATTTATACAAATAAAAATTTAGACTGGTGCAACATCCTCATCGTCAGCATCTTGTTCGTCGTCGGTGAGTTCGACTTCGTCGTCTGCTTCCAAATCATCTTCGAATGTATCAAGTTCGTCTTCAACTTCAACTTCGAGTGTGTCATCTATATCACCATAAAGTGAAGTAGCAATCTTGACCTTCGCCGCATCAAGTGCGTCCTGTAGTCGGTCACCAATCATATCGTTAAACTGTTGTTCCGCACTGGTGAACTCACCACCCTCAACCGACTTCATAAAATCCACGATGGGATTTGTTGGAGTCTCGATAGGATCTGCTGCCACTTCACCTACTACTACATCATTATCTGCCATTGTCTATCTCCTATTTACATTAGATCAATTCTTAGGGGACTTGTTTTCCCCTTGAGCCTGAGAGACCAATATCTCTGAGAACCCTCTATATTCCCTATTTTCCGCAATCGCTTTTTTCTCTAAGTTCTTCTCGGTTTCCCACATCTTCTTTATCACGGTGGGATCTACTAACCCTTGCTTCATTTAGGTTCTTCTTCGTCCTTTTTCTCAGGTTTTGGTTTTTCTGGTTTTGGTTGTTCTGGTTCGGGTTCTTCTTTGGGGTCTTCTACTTCACCGGATGAGATTTCACCATCAATATCTTTCTGTATCTCTTCGATGTCGTCGTCAGAGAAACGCATAATGTTACGCATCGCCCACTCTTTGGAGATGTACTCTCCAACGAAACCGGACATCTCATTGAGAAGACCAGCACGCTCACGATAAATCTCCATCTCCTTGAGTTCGGTAAAGTGGTTGTCTTTTCGATAATCAACATATATATTATCTTTCCACTCATCCCAATCTTGTTCGGTGATGACACCCTTGAGTACAAGTTGCTTACGCAGAATACCCAAGAACATCATAGAGAAACGGCGGCGCAGTCGGTCTACAAACTTCTGGAACTTCACTTCGTCTCGTGAAATTTCAGTAGAACGACCGAGCGAGAACTGCGCCTCCTGTTCAAGACGATTTACTGGAACATTGAGAGAACGATATAATCTCTTTTGGAAATAAATGATATCGTCAATCTGTCCAAGGTTATCGCCGCCTGGCAGTGTTGAAATCTCTGTACCTCGGCCACCTTCACGACGGGGCAACCAGAAGTCTTCAAGCATAGACATATGCTTGCGGTCATCTTTGAGTGTACCAGTATTCGCATCATACACAATTTTGTTACGATACTTGGACTGTATATCTTTCATATACTGGTCTGCCTTACCACGAGGCAAGTTACCAATGTCAATGTAGAAGATGCGTCGTTCTGGTGCACGAGCAAGACGATAAATCACAAGGGAGTCTTCCATCATACGCAACTGGTTGATGGGCTTCAATGCCTTGTGTAGGTGTGATAATACTTTCTTCTTGGTTTCGTCCAGTACACCAGATGTAACATAAGAGATTGCGTCAGTCGATATTCTTACTGAACTGTTAGACTGGCCTGGTTTCTCATCATAGACATAATACTCATCAATCTTGTCTACAACCTTGACATTAGTTTTAGGGTCTTTCTTATACTTGACTTCTTTGACTTTGCGAATACGCGAAGAGTCAATGTGACGGATCTCTTGGATACCCGCCTTGACATTTGATTCGTTTACGAGTAAGTGATGAACACATCGTCCATCAATATACCACGAACGGAAAATATCGTGTCCAATGTCGTTGAACTTCAACATCGACACAATACTTTTGAATTCTTGTCGTATTACATCCTTGATCTTATCGGGTGCCTCAATATTATCTACATCAAGACTAACCGACGATTCTGTTTCGGATGCAACAATTGTTTCGTTGACAACCTCTTCGATTGCCATATCTACTTCGGGATGTTGTGCAACCCCACGATAACGCATGATCAACTGCGAGTTATCTTTCGCCTGATCATCTCCTAGATTAATATACTGACCATAGTATCCTGCGCCAGTAGTTGTATAACCAGCACCGTCTGGATCTGTGGGTATTATTGGGGATGCAAGTTTTTGTGTGCCTATTTCAGATTTACCAGCACGCTTGATTTCAAATCCAAATAACTTTAATACGCTACCGTTTTCTTCCGCCATTTACCTTTCCTAAAATAAAAAAAACTGGGGAGACCGAAGTCTCCCCTGTATTTAGAGGACATTAACTTGTCGTATTACTGGTCCAATACTGATACGCGAAACTGACATCAAATGTCTCAATTTCACCTGTAGTATCATAACTCAGGTCAATAGGACCAACATTCTCAGGGAACGCACCACGAATGACGACACGCTTGATCACACTTTCGTCACGATCAAGTTGTTCAACAATCAAGTCAGTCTGGTAATCAACGGGGTTCACCAAACCAGTATTGGTTGAGTGACCATTGATACCGTTTGACCAACGCTCCATTGCGTCACGGATTGCGAAATCTGTGTCGTTCAGGATGGTTACTGTCCAAGGTTCAAATGTACGCTCTGCCGCCATCTTGAGTTCGCGACCACGGAAGTTCACAACAAATGAATTTACCTGTGATGCGGGTAACTGTGCAGTTTTACACAAGAATGATGTCAGTTCTGCGTCACCGCCTGCGTAGCCAGGGAAGTTAATTGTGCATCGAAATAGATTCGCACGAGCGCCCCCGCCACGGAGTTTTGACTTAAAGTCATCTACGCCTAGAATTGCCATTTATCTTCTCCTTATACTGCGCCGACTACTTCTTCGAAGTCTACACCAGTTCGCACCGCAACAAAGTTCAATGTTACATAGTTGATCGAACGTGCAGGCTTCACAAAGATAGACGCGACGAATGAGTTTGTGTCGATGATTTGACCAGTGTTGTTTGTTTCGTCACAAACTACACGGAAGTCAGTAATACCTCGACGCCCTTGGATCTCTCTGAGGAAAGGTTCTACGATGTTCACAAACTCAGCACGAGTGAATTCGTCGTTGAATTCAAACATTACATTTTGTGCCGCACCTTTGATAGCTCTTTCGATGACCAAGAACAAACGACGAACATTGATTCGATCGAATGCTGAAGGTCGACCTAAGAAAGTCTTGTCTCCGTAGAGAACGATCCCTTGTCCTGGCAAGTTCGCAATTGGGTTGACCCCTGCTTTATATAGTGTATCACGTTGTGACTTGCTTGGGTTGTACGCAAGTGAAGTTACACCACGGTAGAGACCGCGTCGTGTACCCGCAGGCGAGAACCAAGGAGCCGCGACATTGTCAGTTGATGCCATGATACCAGCAGTTGATGAAGCAGCAGGGATAAACTGATACTTATCATTGTACTTGTCATAGACCTTGAGATAGTTATTATCAACAATCAAGTAAGAAGATCGTGTGAAGTCAACATTGTCTGTGATGTTAGTTGTGACGGTAGTGTTGTTGTTTACACCAACAACCGCTGCACGGTGTGGTGAAGCAACGACGACACAATCCTTACGTGATTCCGCAGTAGCAACAAGATCGTTGATAACCGTCTTGTGATTAGTTGCGTTTGCAAGGCCAGGAGCGATCAAGAAGTCGACCTGAACTGTGTTTTCGTCTTCGAACTCATCAAAACCAGTTAGGTACTCTGTAGTACCCAAAGTTCCAGAGTTCGCACCATCTGTAAATGAACTAGTAACCGCCCCACCAGCAGAGTCTCCAGATGCCGCACGGTTCAAGAAATTGAAACCAGATGCCGCACCAGCAGTACCAAAGGTTGGTGGGTGACTTACACCCCAGACATATGAAGAACGGTCATTCAATACATCGAGAAGATAGTTTGCTGTTCCATCTGTTGTTTTTGCATCTGTCGCAAGTGAGACATTTGCAAATGTTTCCAGAACAGTGTTGGGTGTTCCTGAGAACACACCATCTTCGTCGATGATTGCGACGTGCACTTCATCGTTTGCGTTCGCAGCTGAATCAGATCGTGAAGAGACATATGATGATGTTCCAGGCTCTGCATCAAATGATGATGCATATGTCCAAGTACCACCGCCCCAGCCGAGACCTTTACCTGCGATTGAAATTTTGAGAGAGTTTCCTGCTTCTCCTGCCCACTTAGCAGCAAAACTACCGTTGCCAGTGATTGTCTTCCCTGTATCAAAATCATCACGATTTTTGATAAGAAGAGACGTACCACTATCAACAGCGTTCTTCGCAGCAGTCGTAACTTCGCGAACAACAAACATGTTGCTTGAGTACTTGAGGAATTGGTTAGCAGAAAGGAACTCAATTGCTGAACTATCGTTTGAGAACGTTGGGTCTCCGAAATTAGCAACCAACTCAGCTTCATTACCTACTAAGATTGGTTGTTGAACGGGGCCCCACGCGAAATCGCCGACAAACGCACCAGTAGTAGTAGTTACGCCTGGCACAATACCTGACAGATCCACTTCTTTAATGGCGACATTAGGCGATGCAGACTGTAATAGAGCCATAATCGTATCCTTTTTATCGTTGAGTTATGATAAGTTACATTATACGGAAAGTTAATCAATACGATTATTTATCATTTAGTAGTTTTCGACATCCCACGGAATGGACCAATCGGCAGACTTGAACGACTCTTGTTCCTCAATATGTCGTATGGCCTCACTACCATCGTCAATAAATCCAAACGGCACGATCGCATCTTCAATCTCTCTTTGTTGATTCTCAAAGAGCATCTGTTTGAGGTTGATGTCTGTCATATCCGTGAAGGACTGTGTTGATATAAAGAAACCAAACATAACCAGATTCATCATAAGGTCATCGTGGTTTCCGTCACTGGCCTCATAGGACTGTCCTTTAGATACAAAGGTAGAAATCTCTAGGATGGTATTCTCATCAACGATATCTAATTTCTTCTCTTCGAGTAGATCCTTGATACCTGAACAACCTAGTCGTTTGACCTTGCGATTCATTTCAATACCAATCGCATTCTTCTTGACCGCAGACTCTAGGTGGATGTTGTCATACTCCAATTCATAGTATAATCCATTGCACACAACTTGTCCAGCATCATTTGACTCAACAATGACATATGCATCGTTGTAGGCTTTCGCAATTTTATATATAATATCAGGGAAGAGTATTGGAGAAATACGATTATTGCGATACACTGCGACCTGTTTAAACGGACGTGTAGATATATCAATTACCGAAAAGGTACTATAGTCCAACCCTCGACCTTTTGCTACATCGACAGTCATAACATACTCGTGTCCCTTCTGGGTCTCTTCGTGTATGAACAATGAATTGCCTTCTAGTATTCTCTTTGGGGGTAATGCACGGAAATTCAGCAACGTCTCTGCATTGATTAGGGTGTCTCCTGTCCCAAAGAAAGTGTTACCAAATTCCTGATCGAATTGCATCTGTGATGTGTTGGAAATGGTTTGGTTTTTCCATTCCTCATCACGGCCCGGAACGTCCCACCAGTTTACCGTAAACGCTTTATATTCGTTCGTTGTCTGTACTGCACCTTCCCAGATCTTGTGGAAAGTATTGCCGATACCATTTGCCGTAGATGTAATAATAACTTTCGTGTCTTTACCCGCAGATACAACGGGGTAGGTGGAAGTATAGAACTCGGCGGCACGTTCCACGAAGGCGAACTCATCGCAGTATAGTAGATTGACCGACATACCACGAATGGATGAACCAGAAGTTGCCGCAGCAATAATCCTACTGTTGTTAGAAAAATCTATGTTACCTTTGTTCAGGGATTTACATCCGGGCTGAAGAAAGAATGGAAGGTTCTCCAACATCAAGGTCACACGCGCAAGCATTTCCCTTGCCGTCGCACCCTTGTTAGCAAGAACCGCGATAGTCTTTTCAGGGTGGAATATCGCATACCAGAGAAGATACGCAACAGAACTTATTGATTTACCGGACTGACGGCACGCCAGAACAATGCTGAACCTGTTGTCATCAAAGTGGTCAAACATCTCTTCTTGGTATGGGTATAGGTTAAAGGGGACCAATCCCTTATCAAGGGATATCACCTTCACATAAGTCCGCGCGAAGTATTTGGGGCTTGCCATACACTTTTGGTATTCGCTTACCTTATGTGCGTCCCACTCTTCTTGGACGCCGTCCGCCTTGACATTGTTGTTACCGTTATATGTTACGCTCAAGGGGATGCGTCCTCTTTTTCCTTTTGGTTCGCAAGAAACATCCTCTGGGCGAGTTCTTCCACATCGCCCTCAGCGTAACCGCTTGCTATGAGTGTGTAGGCGCGGTCAAGGTAATCTGTCCAATCTTCTTCTTCCATACCGACTATTCTATTATATCAAATATCGTCTTTGGTGTCAATAACTTCTTTCTCAGTATTTTGATGGAGCAGACGCTGTAGGTCTGTGGTGCTACCTAAAAACAGATTATTGTTTGTGACCTCTGTATCCGCTTTAGGTTTCTCCGTGATTTTCTTATCCTTCTCGTGGAGTTCCATTAGTTTATCTGTCACATCGGCAACATTCTTTATCATACCAGAGAGCACTTCCCAGACCCTTGGGTGCTCACTTTCGTGCGCGAGCTCTAGCATAGAATCCAATCCGCGTTTTCCGTTCTCAATGAGCTCAAGGTAGGTGTCCCTACTTGTCTCATAATCGTCTTGTAAGTTCTTATCTTTTGACACCCTTATATCCTTCCGGTTCTTGTTTTCTTTCATACCTTTACTTAGACCTCATCAACTACGGATTCTGGTGAGG